ATCAATTGATCACATAAATTTGTAGTAAAATCAGTTATTGGATTAAGTTTTATAACATCTCTTATACTATCTTTAACAGAATCATAAGTTACAGTATTTAGTTTAGAAGATATTTCATCATACGTGTATTTTTCATCTGGTGCTAATCCTAATGCTGCTAAAACAGAAGTTTTTGATATTTTAACACATCTTCTATTTGATGAAACCCAAGGATCAGTAAATCTTTTAAAAAATGAATTAACACCAAGTGAATCAGAAAATAAAGACATACAACCATTTTTATATATATTATAAAGAAAAAATCTTGAATCAGATGATTGATGTTTAAGAGTTAAAAAGTGATCTGGAAATTCCCATTGAGACATTTTATGACGATTTTCAAATTGAGATAATTTTTTATCAGTTCTAACAAGAGAATGAAGTCCTAATGCACCAGAATTTTTAAATATTTTTATTTTATTTGAATCTTCACTTAAAGTTTTAGGAATTCTATAATAATCAGATAAAGTATAAGATTCAGGTTTTTCTGTTATAATACTAGAAAATAATTTTGCATATTCTTCTTCAGTACAATAAGGTGCCATTCTTAAATATAATCCAGATATAGCTCCTGATAAACAAATAGAAAAAGGTTCAATAACAGGAAATCCTCCAAATTCAACTGGTAAATAATATTTTGATTCAATTGCTTTATCCCATCTAGACCATTGTTCAGTATGTAAAGTTAAATTTAATATAGTTAATACTTGAGTTCCTGTATATGATCCTCCAACAGCAAAATAATTAGCTGAAGATGATAAAGCTGTTAAATAATCTTCTACATGATTAGAACCAGAACCAACATCTATTTTAGATATTCTTTGTTTTAGAGTTGGAGTTGCCATTACACCTTTTTTTATAAAAATACTATTAAATTCTGCAATATGAAAATTAAAAGCTGATTTTGAATCATTTCTAAGAATATTAAATAGTACACCTACCATTATTATAATTGCATGAACTGTTTTAACTGTAGAAACTTTATTTAAACTTTTATTAAAAATAATTATACGAGAAGCATCATCAGAAGTACAAAATGATCTTAATTTCAAAGTTTTTTTAAAAACAGTAAATACTATATCTTGAATAAATTTACAAGCTATTGAATGATAAATTGAAGATGTTGAATGAAAAATTCCTTGACACATTCCATAAGGAAGAGTTGAAGCATATTTATTATTAAAAAGATCATTAGCATGATTAGAGAAAAATGTTTTAAGAGTATCAGATCCTGATTCACCAGTTAATCCTTCACGAGTAATTTTATCTGCAGAATGATTATTTTCTACATATTTAGTAAATAATTTAATTAATGATTCAGGAAATTTAGCTTGTTTTTGAATAGTTTTTGAAGAAACAAAATATATCATTCTTAATAAACCTCTTTCTTTATATAATACTCCATAAAACATAGAAGCAAAAAAATTTAACATATGATTTGGACCCCATCTTTTTTGATCAGAATTATCATAACAAATAACATCATCTTTATTATCTGTGATAGATTGTTTAACAGCATTTTCAAAAACATAATCTTTATCTTTATCTTCTAGCAAATCAATATCTCTTATATCTTCACTTAAAGTTCTTGATATTGTTTCCACAAATAAAGCTCCTAATCTAAACACAGCATTTAAAACACTAATTTCTCGATTTCCAATTTGATCTTTTTGAACTATTCTATAAATATAATCTATAGTATTATCACATAATTGATTTACAACAAAAGAAAAAATAGATGAATCACCTCCAGTTTGCTCTATTGTATCAAGAAAAACACTACTAAGCCAAGCATTATTATTTATTTTAAGCGGATCAGTATCATAAACTCTCATCATTTCTTCTAATATAGCTGAAGCAGCTCGACATCCTTGATTTTTATCTATAGCTTTTCCACTAGACATAGCTCCTCTTAAAGTACATGCTTCTATTGGTGATTGACCTAAATTTTTAAAAATTTCTTCTACTCTTTCATTTCCTACTTTGAGATATTTATTTGAAGCAGCTATAAGTACAGCTACAGATGCTCTAAAACGTCCAGCTCCAGCATTTAGTAATTTATCTACAAATCTACATTCATTTTCAACAATTTAGAAGATGTTAAATAAGCTAAATCATCTATTTTAGATAAAGTTTCAAAACTAAAACCAGCTAAAAAATCAGGATTTAAAGCTTTACATTCTTCATAAATATTTTTTTCTTCATCTAATTCATTATAACAATATGCTTCTGAAACTTCATGAAAAGCTCTAAATTTATTAAAAATATTACAATAATACATTGATGATACAGTATGAGTAAAACTTGATGAAAATTTTGTAGAATGTGGAAAAACAACATTAAGGTCACCTTCAACCGATATTCTAGATATAGAATCACTATCACGTAATATAGCTAAAGATAAACCCATTTTAATCATTCTTATTACATAAATATATTCCCATGATGTTCTAGGAGAAAAAAAAGACATTTTATCAACTATTTTAGAAGGATTAGCTCCATATCCAATTCCTGACATATAAAAGTATCGAACTTGTTGAGCAGCTTGAGAAAAAACATCGCGATTAACTATACAATGAAGAATAGAATTAGTAATTTTTTCAGGTAAATCTTTTGTATTAACTCTTCCTTTATTTAAATTTGATTCAATGTCCCAAGTTAAAAGAGATAGATAAAAATATGGTAATCTAATAAAATAAGCAAGTTGATTATGATCAAGAGTTCGAAAATGAGATCTAGATACTCCTTTTGATTCAAAATGTTTTTTCCATACTATTTCATTTGTTGATTGAGAATAATTATCTAAAGATATTACAGAATAATGAGCTCTATCAAAAGAATCTTGTGTACTAGATATTTTAGTTACTGTAACAGAACAATAAGGACCATTTACTCCAACATAATAAGTTTCTCCTTTATGTGAATTTTTTATTGAAGCCGCAAAAGTTTTAACTATTTCATAAAAATGTGCTACAAGATTACCTACAGATAGTTTACTGATTGCATAAGAAGTTGATGCTAAAAGATTAGATGAAACTCTACCTACACTTCCTGTATCTTGTTTTGTTAAATTACAAAGAGTTATAACTTTATCCCAAATAGTACTGTGAGAAACTCTTGTTGATCTTTTATTTAATTTACTTGAAATATATTTTAATTCATGTTCTGCAGCATTTATTTTACTAATTAATTCTTCAGTAGATGATTTAGCATCTTTTGGTATTTTAGTTTCAGTAAACTTTTCATTATTAATAATTCGTCTTAATTGTTTATCCATAGCATCATAACTAAAATATATTTGATAATAATGATCTCTTATATGTTTTGCAGCTATTGAATAACCAGAATCAAAAGATATCATTCTTTTATTACTTCTACTAAGAGGAACTCTTTCTAATAAATCAAACTCACCATCTGGTTTAACACATACAAATTTTGAAGGAAAAGAAGTAGATTGAAGTAGTGCTAAAGCTAAATGATCAGACTTTAATTTAAAAAGAGTTTCTTCAAGAGAAAGTGTTTTTTCCATTAGTTCAGCTTCTCGATGAATAAAATGTTCTTTCTTATCATAAAATTGAGCTGTTGTTCCTTTAACTGCATTAATAAAAGGCATATATTGTTTTTTTGTAACTGAATTAAAAAGAGAACAAGTATCAGATACAAGATTACTTTGAGCAGATGACACAGCTACATCAATTTTTGTTTGAGGAAGATCAACAGTAGAATAATTTGAATGTTTAAAATCTTTTGTAGCAATTTGATCATGAGCATAATCTAAAACACTATGACAATTAGAAAGAAATTTTTCATTTGTTCGAGAACTATGTCTAGCCATTTCTTCAAGAAGAGAAAAAGTATAAGCTTCAGGATTTTTATTTTTATCTAAATCTGTAAAAAGACCAAATTCAGCTGTAAATTTATAAGGATCAAATTTATGAACAATAGTTTCAACTACTCTACCTGTTAAAGAAGGATCATGTTTCTTTTTTTCTAAAGTTATTGCTTTATTTGATAAAATATCATAATCATTAGATGCTGTAAAATCAATTAAATATAATATATTATTATTTTCCAGAATAAGATCACAATCAAAAGAAAAAGCTGGATTTAATCCTTCTAATGATACTAAAATTTGATTATCAAAAATAGGAGTTTCTAACATAACACATGAACAAATTGCATAAAGATGAGATAATCTTGATTCAATACCTTTATCTGGAGTTAATCTTAATTTTGTTATCATATTTGCACCTAAACATTGTGATAGTTCAATATACTCATCAGCTGAAAAAATTTCAATTCTATTAAGTAAATTTAGAACAGATGAAGCAACTCGATATTGTTCTGCTGAATGATAATCAATAGAATTAGTTGATGACATTATTACTATATGAATAGTAGAGATAATTTTTTGTTCTGTTGTAAATTCTATTGTAGAAAGATTATAA